CCCAAACTAATTATTTGTGACCATAAAAGTTGAGAATTAACCCTTACTCCACCAAAACCATCTTCATAATTTGCAAAAACAAGAGGAATAATATCTCCTAAATTTGCCAAATCTTGAACACTATTAAATTCAAATTGAGGAGCAAATCTTCTTCCACCTGAAATATCAGCAGTTCTTCTGTTTGACCCTCTACTTGTATCTGGTTTAGGTGTTAACAGGTATGCAACAACACTTAGAGCAACACCAACTAATATTGATCCTAAAACAGTTAAACCTTGACCAGCGATATAAAGTTCGACTCCACTAGCCGAAATAGCTGGAATATGCTCATAGCCTTTTGGTCTTTCTTTTGACTTAGCTGCTACCTGTTCAACAAATTGCCAATACTCTTCTTCTGTTATTCCAAGGAGGTTACACAGATCTGCTTCCGTTGGAAGTAACACCCTTCTACCAAAAGGTTGTCTAGCGGACACCAAATCACCACCTGGCCTCCGAATGTTTTTCGGTAACTCAGCCATCCTTCCTCGTAATAAGCAGCCATGCCATAACCATCATCTGATTTACATAGACCAATTGTTCCTAGTTTAGGGGGTGATTCAACTCCCCACCGATTTAATTCTTCAAAAAAGATACTATAGTCTTTTCTCTTTAATCTTCTATACCAATCACGCTCTCCTTTTGGGACAGTAAAACCATAATGACCTAATACTGTACGAACCAAAGACAGGCAATCACCAGTTCCATGCTTAACAGGATCAGAACCTAAACGATATTTAAGTCCTATTAATTCATGTGGCTTCAACGGTTTTGAATTGTTCCTGTCAAAGGTAGTTGCTTACATTGTTCTGTTGATAACGATTTTTGAGGGACATTTGCACCAACAGCATCAATAGCAGAACTTAGCAGCAGTTCAATTGATTCTGGATCGTATCTCATTCCAGAAGCTAACCAATACTCCTTCGTTAACATTGAATTTCTAGAAAAATCAGTATTCATAAGCCATACTTCAACTTCAACGTAATACCCTTCTTCAACAAATTGATTAACAAAGCCCATACTTAAAGGACTATTTGCAAGGACTAAAGAGGCTTCTAAATTATCTCCTGTTCTATTCATCGCTGCACCTTGATAAATAAAAGATAAATAGGTATGACCATTTACATTTGCATCGTATTTTCCATTTTGAAATTTATTTAAATTTAAAGTCGTTCCATCAGGAGCACTAAAAGAAGGAGGAGTGTTTCCATCTTTGTCAGTCACGGTAACAAAAGCAGTTAAAGCAACAACAGTCATTACATTCCCAACCTCGATCTAGCACTTCTACTATTTCTTAGTGTAGATAAAGTTCTATTTTCTCCAGCCTTAGCACCTTGAGATGTAGCAGTTGCAATGATTTGTCCTACAGCAGACTTAGGAACAAATTCTTCAGAGTTGAAGTTCAATATAGGCCCAGAGTAATTAACAGTTGTAGATCCTCCTGCACCTCCACCTGCATAAGACGAACCAGTGCCAGGGATTACAGCTTCACCTCTAGCACCTGCTGAGTAGCGTTGCATACTTGAAGCCATCTTTGATGCAGGAATTATGTATTCGTCTTCTCCAGCCTCTCCTACAAGTCCCAGAGTTGGTCTTGTAGCTAATCCTCCTGAAGCAAATGGTTTAATTCCATTTGCCATATACATTCCCTGTGCTGCTACAACAGGAGCAGTTGGAAACTTTGCTTTTGTTGGAACACCCATTCCTCCAATCCAGCTTGAAATACCTGCTTGAAGCAACATACTTCCAATATTTCTAGCAATACTTGCAAGGCTTTCTCCAAGTGATTTCGTTCCAGCAATTAATCCTTCAATTGCACTTGTAAGTCCTGTTGCAATCGTGTCTTTTATTTGACCCCAAATTTCTAATTGTTCTTTTAAAGAATCTCGTTGTTCAAGTTTGGTTCTTAAATTTTCTACTTCTTTAGGAGCTATATCTTTCACTTGCTTACCTTGTTCTTTGTAAAACTCAGCTATTTCTCTTTCTATTCCTGCTTTCTTCGTTCCTATTTGCAATGATTTTTCTAAATGTTTAATTTCTTCGTCTAGTAAAGCTATTTTATCTGCTCCAGAACCTAATAAATCTTTTGTTCCTAAACTATTTTGTCTTTTTATTTCTGCTTCATCTATTTTTTGATCCCAAGCTTTTAACTCTTCCATTGCTTTCCTTCTCTCAGAATACTTACCTGTCGTAGTCCTACTTTCTATACCTTCTCTCATGGCAAATAATAATGCCATCTCTTCATTTCCTTCATTGGCTGCTCTATAAGCAGATTTAAACCTTGCAGCCTTTGAAACTGCTTGAGTTAACCGTAAAAGAATACCAGAACTATTAATTAACTCAGCAATACTTGTCATTAATAATGTTGTAAATTTCTTCCATTCGTTTTGAAGCTTTTGCATATCTTGACCGAATTTATCTAAATTTTGAACGCCTCCTTGTCCTATTAAATTAGCTAACTTATTTCTTGCGGCTTGCATTGCTGCTTCTTCTCCTTTTATCTTCTTCAACATCTCTAAATGCTTTCCATATTCAGTATTAACCTCTCCTAACGAACCAATAACAGCATCAACATTTGGATTGATCTTGTTAAATGCTTTTCCTAGTTCAGCAGTTTTTCCGACAAAAGCATCTACTTGTTGACCAAGAGCACTAAAGAGGATTTGCATACCAAATCCTTGTGACCCCATAGCTGATTGTCCAATTGCACCAGTAAGTCCACCAGCAACAGCTCCAGGGCCACCACCAAATAACATGGGGAAACCAGCTCCAAGCATTACGTTCTCACCAAATCTGCTCCAAGCTTTAGACCTTGCTTGTGTTCTTTGTCTTTCTGCTGCTTGCCTTTCTTTTATTCGTTTCATTTCGTTCTTATGCCCTGTGGCTTCTAACTGCCAACGCTTTTTCACTTCATCAAATCTCGCTTGACCTCTATCTTTAATTAATTTGTCTGCATCTTGTCTTTGTTGATCTCTATTTTTTGTTTCTAACTTATTTAAGTCTTTTAACGCTTCTTTTGATTTATTAATATGTTCTAAATACTCTTGTGGATAAGCATCTTTGGCATAAACATTTCCAGCCGCAATTTCATTCTGTAGTGTTTTATCTACAAATTGATTGATTCCTTTTTGTAATTCTTTTATTTTGACTTTTGCTTGTATTTGTTTTTGTAATAATTCGGTATAGCCTTTCGATGTCGTATTTCTTTGCTCCAACATTTTATTGATCTGATTTAGATCTTTTTGAGCATTCTGTAATTCAGTTGGGCCTTGGCGTGTATATCGTCTAGCTTCTTTTCTTCCTTTCCCTCCACCTAAAGCATCTGCAATTGTTCCTGTTGCACTACCATCTCCCATGTAATCAAGAAATGATCCTTTAACTCCCATGCCACCCAATGCTTGAGGCATAGTCGTTGCAATGGCTTGAGCTAATTGAGGTAATTCTCTTGCTAATCGTCCAAATAACGAAAATGCTTTTGTCATATTGCCTTCAATACTCCAAACAACTTTGGATGCTGCTGCTTCAAATTGAACAAACCCTGCAATAGCTCCTACGACCCATTGAGCACTACCTAATAATCCGCTTAATGCTGTATATGCAATTGTGACACCAGTTATTCCTTCTACTGCCCTTTGAGTCCAACTTGCCCATCTTTGAATATTATTTTTTAATCCTTGATCTAAGAAAGGTATTTTTTGTATTAATTGTTCAATAGCACTACTAACACCAATAACTCCAGCAGCTTGGCCTAATTTGCCAAATTTACCCATAAACAATCCTTTCATTCCTCCAGCAATCTTGCCCATAATTGCTGGAACAGAATCTAATAATTTTTTCCAAACAATTAGATCAAGATTTAATGCTGATTGAATTGTTTTAGAAATTCGTAGCTCTTGGTTATACGCTTGTTGAGCTTTTCTAACTCCTACAATTGATTTGATATGAGCATCACTTCCTGTTTCTAGTTGATTTTGGATTCTTAAAGCTTCTTTTAATGCTTGCTCTCTACCAGTTAATCCACCTATTCCTCTCGTAATATTAGGTGTCTTTGTAGTTTTAGGCTTTTCTAATAATGCGTTAACTTTTTTAATTTCAGTTTCTAATTGTTTAAATACTGGGCTTCCTATTTCTACCGCATTAAATATTCTTGTTAATTCATTTCGATAATTACTTAAAGCATCTATTGATTTAAAAACACTAGAGCTATCAGCTATAAGTTTTCCAGGTAAATCACCTGTTAAACCTCCCATTAAATCTTGACCTCTTGTCTTCATTACAGAGCCTCTTGCTCTGAATAAAGACATTTGTGCTCTTTCAGCAGCCGCTATTGCATCTCTAAATTCATCTGTATCTGTTTTTGCACTTCTAATTACTGACTGTAATTTTCCAATTTGTTTATCTAAACCAGCAACATTATTGGCAAATTTAAAAGTTGATTGTGAGGCTGCCTTTAATTTTCCAGCTAATTCTTCTAATGCTTTATTCCCACCTTTTATAGAACGACCATCAAATAAGGCAGTTTCAGCTTTTCCTAAAGAAGCAGCTAAATCTTTAACTTTTTTCAGTCGTTGTTCTGTTTTAGAAAGTTTTTTCTCAACCTGAGAAATATTAATATCAATTTTTAAGGTTGCATCTGCTCCTGCCACGACCCATATTCCTTAGTATTTCAATAGTTTACCTACTCCTACGAATTTTTTGCATTTCTTTCTCTTGATCTTCGTTAAGAACTTGAAAATAAGCACTCCAACCCAATATTTCAGCCAGAGTCATTTGACGAATTTCCGCTAAAGATTTACCTAACTCCTTCGCAATACCAAATTGCAACATCAACAAATTATCTTTACGCAGCTCCGCACTTAGGATTTTGGGTCGATGTCATCATCCTCTGTATTAATTACCGCAAGCATCAAAGTCTGAAGATCAGCATCCCTTACTTCATTCTTTAAAACATCAATTTCACCAATATTAAATAACCTACTACCATTTTCATCTAACGCTTTTGTCATTAAAAGCCTTAAAGCAAACTCATTTGCATCATCAGATTTAGCTCCTTTTTGTGCTCTTTCTCTTTCTGCCATCGTCAAAGGTGATACCCACATCTCAAATACTGTTCCATCAGTTAATTCAACTTCCTTCTTTGTAGCTTCTAAATTTGCAGCTTTCTTTAAACGATCTATCGCTCTTAATGGTGAGCGTGATGCTCTAGGACTTGATGTCATAATAAAAATTTATATGCTAATAGTCTAGCGTAATAAACAATAAAAAACCCTGCTAAAGAGCAGGGTTCTTGGAACATTCCGATTCCGTAATTATTATGAACGGCTAAAATCGAATGTTGGAACACCAGCAGGACGGAAATTAACTGTTACTGCTTGTGCATCATCAGGAGTAACACCTAAAGAAGCAGAAGTTAATGTTGCATCGAAACTAATTGAACGACTAAGAGTGTCACTTACAGTTCCACCACTATATACACGGTCTGTATAAAGCTTGAATCCTGCACCAACTTGTTGACGCTGAAGAACATCTTCAATCATGCGGTTAGAAAGAGAAGCATCTTCGTTTGTCATGTAAGCAGTTGCACTACCTGAACCATCACCAAATCCAGCAATGTACTTTCTAAATGGAACGTACTGACCAGGATCACCACCGATTGTAGTTACATCAATTTCAGCTCTTTCAATCTCAAAAGACCACTCACTTACTTGACTAACTGATTCAAAAGCAGAATAAGCAACTTGGAACTCATTAGGAGCTGCGGCTGTTCCAACATCAGTAATGTCAACAGCAGAACCACCAGCAGAAGCAGATACTTTTAATGCTCCTGATGCTGCCGTATAAAGAATAACGTAATAAGTCGTACCAGCACTTAGACCAGCAGGTAAAGTTCCTGTTCCTGCTGCACCTGTAGAAGAATCAATAACACTAAACTTAACTGGATCTCCAACTTTAAGATTCAAGTAAGTCTCAACAACCATTGTTTCAGTACCAATGGTTACATCACCAGTACCGAAAGTTCCTGTTGTTCCTGCTGGTGTGTAGTAGAGAGCACCTGATGTGCCAGATAAACATGTAACGGCCATGAGGCTGCTGTAGAAATTTACCTATAGATTAGCTCAAAACTGTGGCAACGTAAGAAGTTTCTATTCTTCCCATAAATAATGGTGCATCTTCAGTACTAGAAAAGCTTGGCCCTTCAATAGATCCGACCTTTAAATACGCTCCTGTAGTCCCTTTCGTTTCATCATTTAGTGTCTCTAAAACATTAACAGCAGTTGTAATTAATGTTTGATTTCTTGCTGGCCCTTCTCCTTTTTTACTGAAACAACGAATTACAATTGCTCCCCTAGCGTTATCAACACTAGATGTCAAAGTTGGATCATTTGTTAAGCCAAAAGTAACATTTACCCTTACATATTCAGTCGTACTATTTGC